CTACGTACACAGGCTGCCTTAACTACACTAAGCGCAAAAAACAATCTGAACCTGTTTGTGTACACGTCGCAAAGACTTATACAACAGGAACGTATTAGTCGAGAAGCTGAAATAGAGTACAAATTTGTACAGGGACAAATTAGCGCTAAAGAGCGTTTGATCTTATTGGATCAAAGCCGCTTAAAGACACAAATAGATCTTAATAGTATTGAAAGACAGCGCATTGAAGAGTTACAACGCCGTCAAGAGGAAGCAGCCCGAAAAGCAGAAGAAAACGCACGTAAACAAGAACAAACAGTAAAAAATATATTGGGTTTGCAGGTAGAACTAAGCCAGATAACTTTAGATGCAGCTGACGTGGATGTAAGCCGTACATCCGTTGTAGAGGGTCAGCTGGCGGGATTAAAAGAAGCTTTAGGACAACAACAAGCACGGTTAAATGTCGAAGGGCGTATTCTTGATTTACAGCTAGAGCAAAAGTTACTCTCGGCTGATTTATCCGCACAAGAGAAAAATTTGCTTACTGCTGTTTATAATCAACAAAGAGCTAATTTAGAGAGCCAAGCTAAAACCAAAGCCCGTTTGCTTCAGCTTGATATTGCGCGGCTAGAAGCGGCCCGTGCTATTGCGGTCACTGAAGGGCCTAGACAGCTACAGGATATTAACCAGCAGAGGGGAAGTCAACTTGAGCGTATTCAAGCTCAACTAGCCAATCCACTAGGCGGTGAAGCGTTAACGCAGCTTAATCAGCAGTTAGATCAAGCTGCACGACGGTATGAAACACTTGTTCCTCTAGAAAGACAATTAGCGGACTACCAAATAGAACGCGTTGCCATAGCTTCTACAGCGTCCGAAGAAGATCTAGCTTTGCTGGATGGGCGCATAACTAACACTAAAAATGCTATCCAACTAGAGCAGCAGTACCTATCTCAAATACAAGCTTCTGAGCAAGCTTTGCTGAGACAACAGCAATTTATGGATCGCTATGGGCAACTTATACAGGGTGTCAGTGACCAGGTTGCGGGTTTAATCACCGCGAATCTATCTGAAATTATCCGTGGAACAAAAACAGCCCAACAGGTGTTTGTTGAATTTCTGAATACCGTCGGTAATGCTTTGTTGCAAACAGCTCAACAAATGATTTCTCAATATATCGCACTGGGTATCGCCAAATTGTTTGCTTTCGGGTCAAGCGGTTCGGGTTTTGGTTTTTCTGGTGCAGGACCAGTTTCGGGAGCTTCGGTATTCGGCAGCGGGCAAGCTGGCTTTAATCCAGCGGCATTTACAGGTGGCTTTGGTTTTCGTGCTAACGGTGGACCCGTAAGTAATCAGCTGCCCTACATCGTTGGTGAGCGCGGTCCTGAACTGTTTGTCCCAGGAACCGGCGGTAGCGTCGTTCCAACCAACGACCTCCGCGCTGCAATGGGCGCTGCACCCGGTAGCCGCGCTGGATCACCCGTGCTTAACATGAGCTTTGAAACCACCAACATTGGCGGGGTGGAGTACGTCAGCCGCGATCAACTCGAAGCCGCAATGGCTACCACCCGCCGCCAAGCCGCCAGCGACGGCGCCAAACGCGGCATGTCCATGACGTTGGATCGTATCCAGCAGTCACCCCAAACCCGTAACCGCTTGGGTCTCCGCTGATGGCACGTTTCCCATCCTTAAAACCAACGTCTAGGAGCTACACAGCGGGCAACTATCCATCAAAGGAATATCGCTCCCTGTCAGGCGTTGTCGCTAAACGTAGCTTCGGCAACCGCGCTACTGGTTATGCACTGGAAGTGGAGTTTGCCAACATCAGTCAAAGCGACATGCGATCAATTTTGAATCACTACGAGGGTGAAAACGGCACCCTCAATTCTTTTACGTTGCCGACTACCCTGACTGCCGGTTACGGCACAGCCGCGAGCAACGATCTACTGGAACCAAACGCCGCAATCCGCTGGTTCTACGCAGAACCACCACAAATCCAAAGCGTCTTGCGCGACTTAAGCACTGTCCGTGTGCGGTTTATCGGGGAGCTAGCACAGTAATGGCAGTCATCAGAATCGCCCAGTACTTTTATCTGCGCGATACAGACAACAATCGTTACGCGTTTCAGAACTACTTCGTCCAGCAAACAAAAACGCTAAACGGCCTCAAATACACCTTTGCCCCTTTTCGCGCAGAAGGCACTGTTTCAAACCTGACTGGAGACAACGCACTACTGCAGGTACTTTTTCCAGCAGAACCGTTCGCCATCAAACTTGTCGAACAAGCCGATGGTAACCGTCTAACTCGCCTGACCCTGACAACACAGTGGCTTAACGCCAGTGAGAACACAGTGCGCTCGTACGAGGAACGTTACGTGGGCATTGGCGCCAGTGTTTCCGACACCACATTGGAGCTGCGTTTTAGATCCGCAATGGACAGCGTTGGAGCACAATTTCCGCGTCAGACACTGACCTTGCGAAATGTGGGTCCATTACCAACAAGCACCCAGATATCGTTGCAGTGATTGACACCAACGAGTTCATCGGACTAACCAGGGCTTGGGGCGCATTACCTGGAGACGGAAGCGGTCAGATTGACTGCTGCGCTCTTGCCGCCGAGATCCACAAGCGGCTTGGCTACTGGGACTATGGACCAGAACTGCGCCAAATTTTCGCCAAATTTGACGATGAGACCTTGCCGCCCAAGTTCATCGCCAAGTGGCTGGTTAAAAACGGCAAGCGTCTCGAAAAGCCAGAGCCTCACGCCGTTGTACTGCTGCCTAGTCCAGGCGTTGGCGCTCTCGGTACAGTAATGGAAGACATGACCGTGCTTTTTATCGGTCCCGGCGGTAAGGTCATCCGATCCGCCCTTCCTGCAAACGACGGCTGGTACTTCAGGCTGAACAAATGACCCGCAAGCTCCTGCCTTACGAGTACCAACTGATTGAAGCGCTCGGCATCAGCAAAGACGAGTACCTGGACTTTATTGCCGCAGCACCACTATACGAAGACCCTAAAGAGGGCACCGTTTTAGATATTCGCAACGCCGAAGCAACAGTAGCTCTGGTGCTCACTATTGTTGGCATCCTATTTCAGGTTGCATCAGTACTACTTACTCCCCGTCCTGAAATACCAACTACAAGAGGTGTTGGTCAATCAAGAGACCAACGTTTTGCACCGCGTTTTGGTTTTAACGGAGCACAAGAGCTAGCGAATTATGGTGATCCACTGCCGCTTATTTACACAAACACAAGTATCAATTCTCGTGGTGGCGTTCGTGTAAGCACAGCGCTGCTCTGGAGTGCTGTTCTTAGTTACGGCGGCAACCAGTTCATGCGTCTAATGCTGAGCATTGGCGCAGGCAAGATCGGCGCCATCGACATTTACCGTAGTGCTCTGGGACAACTGCCGTTGCGCGACTACACGCAGAGCAACCTTTGGGCATATTTCAACGACAACAGTTACACAAAATACGCACAACTTGCAACGGCAGTAAACACATTCCAAGACCCGACTCGCGTTGGATCTGCAAGTCGTCCCACGGCACGCCTTACAACACTGGCAGGGCAGCAAGACAAATTCGGCTTTAGCCAGGCTTACGCACCAACTACCAGCGTTTCGTGTGGTGTAACAGCCGTCATCCCGATCAATGTTCAGGTGATGGTGATTAACCCGAACGGAGATCGCAGGCGCTTCAACGTAGACACACAACTAACTCCTAATACAACGTACTGGCCCACGAGCGGTGTGCGCCCCAACATCCCAGTTGGTACCCAGTTCACCATTAAGATCCAGCAAACAATACGACTAACTCAAGCCGAAAGAGATCTTTTTAGTACTGAAGGAATTGGTCGTTATGCAAAAGAATCAGCATTTACAGCACGTCGCGCAGAAGCCTCTGCTCTGTTTGAAGGCGCACGCTTCAAAATAGGATCCGCTATTTTGCGTCTAATCAGCGTCGATAATACTGAGACAGATCAAGGCGTGGTGACTGCAACGTTTACTTGCGAACGTCGCGGCAAATTCCCTGCCGCCCCATACGCTTCCACCCACTGGATCGAAGACACAGAAGACGAAATAGCAAAACAAAAAAGCATCATCAAACAACAAGAAAATACAATCGCTATCCTCAACAAAGACAAAGAAGACCTTCAGTACTATCAAGATTTTCTAGCACGCGTTGTAATAAGCAAATACTCTAATTTTAACCAGTTTAATCCCGCTGTTGAAAAATACCGCAGCCTTGCCTCGAGCGTTAATATCGGCAAAAAAGATGTAAAAGTTATGTTACGTTACGTCGAAAAAAGCATAAAAGAAGCCGAGGAAACTTTAGCTAAAGCAGAAACTCGACTTGACTCCCTTAAGGACCAAGGCAGCTTAAAAAGCATCCAAGCCTTGTACACCAAGTGCATGGCGCACATCGAAGAGGCGCAGTACGCATCAACAACCAAATGCCATGTTGTTGATTTTGCCTTAAAGATACGGGCTTACCGCCGTCTTAGCGGTCGTGCGGATGTTTACGGAAGTGAGCAAGAAGATTACGGAGATAGCGCCAGTGAAAATGGTCCACAGCCACGGACGGTCATGTTCCGCATGTATTGGCGTTTCGCTGGCACAACTGAATACACAAGTATCCCCTATATTTTCTGCGTTCGTAACAGCACCGAACAAGACGTATTTACTTACGTAAAACTCGTCCACGCCAATGCAGCGTTTACACAACCTAAGGCTGCACAGTATTGGGAAGTCAAATTCGAACCCGTCCTGGAGCCCGGAGCGGAACCCTCGATCACAAAGTATTGCTACCTGCAACAAACAGGTAAGGAGCGGCGCTTACCCGCTGGCACCAGTGATGTACACGTAATGTTTAACGGCACAGTCTACGACTTTACCACTTATCCACCGATTAACAAGACAGCGGAAAACCTAACCGAGTGGGACTTGTTCAACTACGACTCCAATTCTCAGAGTCAGTTTTCCTACGAACAGGGACCGGAAGTAAATATAACAGCCGTAAACGAACAACTTCTGGAGCCCTGGAACAATTACAGCGACAGGTTGTACAACGGCATCAGCACCCTAGGTTTGCACCTGTTTGCGTCTAAGGCGACTGAAAGTTTGCGCAGCGTTAGCGTCTGGGTTACACAAGGCAAGTTACTTCGCCCACTGTCACTGAACCCGGCAGACTACGACCAAGACAGCGAAATAAATGCCCTGGTCAATAGCGCACCATCAGCTTCATCAAGCTACGCGCCAGATATCTTCCTAGATACCATCCTGGACAAAGAAAACGGCATCGGGCAGTACGCCGATATCCATTCCGTTGATGTCCCGCAGCTCGCCAAAACAAAACGTTTTTGCCGTACAAACAAGCTGTACATGGACGGCATTATTGCTGACCAACGTAGTTGGCGCGAATTTTGGGCACAGACAGCACCGTTCAGTCTGCTGGAGCTAGCAAAAATCGGCGGGCGTGACACGCTGGTACCGGGCGTCCCTTACAACGAGACAACCGGAGAAATCAACCCGAACATCCAAGTATCTGCGCTATTTACTGCGGGCAATATCCTGGAAGATTCTTACAAAGAAGAATTTCTGGATTACGGCGCCAGTGTGCAGGACACGGTTGTGTCAGCCATTTACCGCGACACGGAAAACAACGACGTGTTCCCCCGTAACGCCAGTGTCCAAGTCCATCTAAAGGAAGTTGATCCAGATGCAGCCGTACTTGAGACACTTGATCTTTCCCAGTACGTAACACGCCGCGAACAAGCAATCCTGCTGGCAAAGTTTTTGTGCCTCAGCAAGCACTACATCCGCCGGGCAATCGAGTTCAAGACCTTCCCTACTGACAGTCCCGTCTTCCCTGGCGCGTACATCTATGTCGAAATTGGCCTGAACCAGTGGAACTCGATTTATAGCGGACGAGTAGAAGGCGGCGGCTTCTTAAACGCACCGTTACCGCGTCAGGTGCCAGACGGTCAGTACACAGTATTCCTGTACCGGCAAGGCAACGGCACTTTTGCCTGCACCAACGTCCAGGTTGCCAACGGTTACGCACCGCAAATCAAAAGCTACGAAGGTGCGCTCTTCGTATTGGGCAACGCGATTCTGAGCAAGCGCGTATTCCGAGTCACAGAAGTGATCATGGACGAGGAAGGCGAAACCACGATCAAAGCCGTGGAACACCAAACCGATTCCAGTGGACGGTCGCAGATCGCCAAACGATTGACCAGCGCCAACGAGTTTTACGTGGATGGTGCGCTTAGCTAGACTGCTAGCACAGACCACACTTTGGCAGTTCGATGGGCTTCTACACCGGGCGCACCGGCGCCATGTACTTTTACGACAGCACTGAAAATCTTTCCAGTGCAGTAGCTGGCGCACCGGAAGCCAACAAAAAACTGCTGAAATTGCGTGACTGGTCCATCGAAACCAGCTTGGAGCTGCTTGAAACTACAACCATTGATACTGCCGTAAAGAGCTATACACCCGGCATGGTTAGTGCCAATGGCAGCGCCACGGTGCTGTACTACAGGAGTGAAGCAGGTGATGTCGGTAAGCAGTTCAACAAGCTTCTGGACAACATCATGAAAACCAGCACCGCAGGTATTACGACGTCAGATCGGTGCGGTTTTATCCTCCGAGCTGGTACGCAAACAGGCACGGGTGTCGACATTAAAGACGATATTGCGTTTAACGCTTACATCACCAGTGCCTCTGTACAGGTAGGTACAGGCGAACTTTCTTCTGTAGCGATTCAGTTTACGGTTGACGGTCCTTTCCTGGAAATTATTGATAACTGATGACCTACTTTATTGGTAGTGCTGGTAATGTCCGCTTGCGGCGAAACGCTGCCATTAGCGTTGCGTCTGAAGTTCGGTCTAGCGACATAAACACAACATTAAATCGGGTTGGCTTTGATAACGCACTCGACAACTTGCTTACAGGAGACCGTCTACAAATTTGGACAGACGACCCTCGGGGACTGGTATTTTTCCCTACAACTAGCTGGGTAGACGGGGAAGGTGTAACTCAATCTGTTTTTTCTCAGTACGTAAACGTAAACGCCGCAGGTGGCGTACGCTTTTTTGATACGTTCCAAGCTGCTGTCAACAACGTTCGTTCGGAAGAAATTCCTGTCCAAACGTTCGCTGGAGATCCTCTGCGTGTGTATTACACAGTTAGTGATGTTACTGCTAACTTGCTAGGGGATGTTACCGGCTACTCCTTCAATACTGACCGCGAAGCAATAGATACAACAACTCTTAGCGACAAGTACAAACAAATGTACTCAGCCGGAATCATTAGTGGTAGCGGCAGTATTGACTGCATCTTTAATTACGAAACCAGCGGAGTAAAAGAAACGCCTTTGCTGGCACTGCAGCTTATTAACCGTGTAGACATCGGCAGCGAGTGCGACATGCTGCTAGCAATTACTGACAACGACAACGACCCGCAGCATCCCGATATCTACTACGAGTTCACAGCAGTAATCACGCGCTCGGGCCTTCAGGTCAGTGCTGGAGAGCTGATCACTTGCACAATAGACTTCCTGACTACGGGCGAAGTCAAGCTCTTGGTGGGCCGCCCAAGCGGCTACATTCTTAAGGAAGACGACTTCCGCATTAAACTGAACCAGAGCCTTGACTTCCTGCTGACGGAAGTAACCGACTAAGGAATCGCTATGGCAGACCAGAGGATTACCCAGCTCACAGCCCTCGCCAAGGGTGATGTTGCTGCCACCGATGTTCTGCCCATCGTCGACGTTGGGGCGAGCCAGACCAAAAAGGTCACAGCCAAAGATCTGGTTGGCGCTGGACTGGATCTGGTCGACAACGGCGAGATTGACCTTTCCAAGCTGGATCAGACCAGTACCACCAAGCTTGGTACTGTTTCCCTGGCTGATGACGCGATTACTGCAGCCAAGTTGGCTGACGATTCCAGCGTCGCTTACGAGTCGGTCGAACCCACAACCAACAATTTCCAAGGTCGCGGCTACGTCAACAGCACCAGCAAATACCTAAAGGTTTACGATGGCGCCGCCTACCAGCAGGTCATTGCCCCCACTGCCGGCATCGAAGACCTCGCAGTTACCACCGGCAAACTGGCTAACAACGCCGTAACCACAGCAAAAGTAGACGCCGCCGGTCTTGGCGCAGCAGCCTTAGCAACCGATTCAGTCAGCACCGTAAAAATACAAAACAGTGCTGTAACTACCGATAAATTAAACGCTTTATCTGTAACCGAAGCCAAGGTTGCTACAGACGCAATTAGCACAGACAAAATTGTAAACAATACAGTTACTTACGCCAAACTGCAGCAAACCAGCGGCACCGACGTACTGCTTGGTCGATCTACTGCTGGTGCAGGAAACGTCGAAGAAATCACCTGCACTGGAGCAGGGCGCGATCTTCTTGACGACGCGGATGCAGCAGCGCAGCGCACCACGCTCGGCCTTGGAACGCTAGCAACGCAAAACGCTTCGTCTGTAGCCATTACTGGCGGCACTATCGCTGGTATTACTTCGCTGACAGCCGCCACTTCAACGCTTGGTGACGCCACTATTACCAGTGGCTCAATTACTGGCATCACAGATCTTGCCGTTGCAGACGGCGGCACGGGTGCATCAGATGCGGCTACTGCTCGCACCAACCTTGGCGTAGCAATCGGCTCTGATGTTCAAGCCTATGACGCTGGCCTTAATAGCATTGCCGGACTTACCACCAGCGCGGATCAAACGATTTATGCCACTGGTTCCGACACATACGCCACCACATCACTGACCAGTTTTGGTCGCAGCCTTATAGACGATGCCGATGCTGCCACCGCTCGAACAACACTCGAACTCGGTACTCTTGCAACACAAAGCGGCACATTTAGCGGCACCCACTCCGGCACAACTAGTGGCACCAATACCGGCGACCAGACAATCACGCTGACCGGCGATGTAACGGGTAGCGGCACTGGATCTTTCGCAGCAACTATTGCCGACGATGCAGTAACGACAGCAAAAATTGCTGACGCCAACGTCACCACCGACCTGCTTGCCGATGACGCAGTTACCGGGGCAAAACTTGCTGATGATTCTTCCACCGTTGTAGACACGACCGATCCCGCCGCACCTGGCGCGTTTGTAGGTCAGCAGTGGATTAACGCCAACACCGGACTAACCCGCATCTGGGACGGCACCAACTGGATCGACAGCAAAGGTGTTCAAGCCATCACCTTTAGCGACACCACTCCGATCACTTTTGCGGTTACATATCCGACCTCAACGTCGGCGACAGTTACCACTACTCTTGATACACAGGCTGCCGCCTCCGTATTCGCCGGTCCTGCATCTGGAGCGAATGCCGCTCCAACTTTCCGCGCACTACAAAGCACCGATCTGCCTATCGCGGCGACAGGTGTAGTTGGCGCTGTTAGTCCAGGCACCGGACTAAGTGTGGATGGTAGCGGTGTACTAAACCACCTCAACAGCGTTACCGCCGGCACGTTCACAAAAGTAACTGTTGACGCACAAGGTCACGTAACCACCGGGGCAAACCTGCTGGCTTCTGACGTTCCGAACCTTGATGCCAGCAAGATCACCACTGGTACTTTCGGAACGGCGTTCCTCGCTGCAAACAGCGTCACCGCTGAACAGCTTGCGGATTATGGCATTGCCCAAGTAAGCGAAACCGCTCCAACACCGGAGTTTGCCGGTCAGTGGTGGATCAACCCATCTGACCGTTCTGCTTATATCTGGGTCGGTACTGTCGCACCTGTACCGAACGGTTACTGGTTACTCGTCGGTTACGGGAGCCCGACACAGCTCAACCTGCGTTTTGGTGGAACGTACAACGCCAGTACAAACACAGTTGTCACACTTAACCAGTACGGCACTGAAGCCGGCCTGACGGTCGGTCAAGCACTTGGCGCACCAAACAGTCAGAACAACGGCGTTTACTTAATCGTTACAACTGCTGGTACGGGCACAACTCCCGCGCCGACTGTATCCCTTGCCGCAGGCGACTGGGTTTTAAGTCAGGGCACTGGCGCAAACTGGACAAAGGTCGCAGTTGTTTCTGGAGCAACAGGTACTTTTAACGACTACGACATTCTTTGCGACGGTACGTACTTCACTCCGGACATGACCGGCGTGACGGATGTACGTGATGCACTGACACTGCTTTGGGGTCGCGCCCAAATTGCAACTACAAGCCAGATCGGTGTCGTTCTTGAGTCCACTGAAGTTCTGGTTAATAACAGCACTGGGGAAATGACCATCGGCGTGGTAGACGATGGGACCTACTAATGTCACACAGGACCGAATCGTTTGTTTATAGCGCCGAGCAAGTCCCAATCGGCGGTCAACCTGGCGACGTACTACTAAAAGTCCAAAACGCGAACTATTACACTGCCTGGCGCGACTTCACCTACGTTTTTGAAACGTACGACGTTGTATTAGACGACGGCGAGTACTGACGCCGCTACGATGCCTAGGTAATCCCATCCTGCTGGAGTTAAGGGAATGGCATCGACCCATAAGCACATCCGTAGCAGCACTGCCAATAAGCGCCCAACAACTGCTATTGCTGAAGGTCAAATTGCGCTGAACACCAACAGCGCAAGCCCCGGCTTGTTTTTCAAAGACAGCACTGGCGCCAGCATCATCAAGATCGGCCCAGTACACGTTGGGTCGACCGCGCCAAACGCAACCCCAGCAGCAGGCGGCAGCAGCGGCAACAGCACCGGCGAAGTTTGGCTCGACAACAGCCTGACTCCTGTAGGCGTAAAAATCTGGAATGGCAGTGCATGGGTTAATGCAACTCCAGCAGGCAGCACCACTGTCCAAGGTTTGCTGGAACTTGCCACCAACGCTGAAACACAAACCGGCTCAGACACTGACCGCGCTGTTACACCCGCCGGCCTGCAGAGCAAAGTTAGCGATAGCACCAGCACTACTAGCTCCACCACAATCGCCAGTAGCACCGCAGTCAAAAGCGCCTATGACTTGGCTAATGCGGCGCTGCCTAAATCTGGTGGCACGATTACAGGCAATCTAGAAATTGGCACGACTGGCAGCCTGACTTTTGAAGGCAGTACTGCTGACGGTTTTGAGACGACGCTGGCAGTAACCGATCCAACTGCCGACCGCACTATTACATTTCCCGACCGCACTGGAACTGTTATTACAAATGCGGACACTGGTACTGTTACCAGCACGATGATTGCCAATGGCACTATTGTCGATGCGGATGTAAATGCTAGTGCTGCGATTGCTGGTACAAAGATTAGCCCTGATTTTGGCGGGCAGAATGTCGTTACTACGGGCAATGTAACTGGAGCAGCGCTGATTCCTTCTAGCAGCACTGTTCCGACAAATGGCCTTTATCTGCCGTCAGCAAATAACGTAGCCATCTCGACTAATGGCACTGGGCGGTTGTTTGTTGATGCGAGCGGAAGTGTTGGGGTTGGTGTTGGAAATCCAAATGATAAACTCCACGTTTTAGAATCGAGTGCATCAGCGGCAGCAGCTACTAGTGCTTCAGTTGCACAATTTGAGAGGGCGGGCAATGCCGCGATCACTGTTTCTACGGCGGATAGCGGAGCAGCGTCTATTTACTTTGGAGATACAGCTTCATCAACAGTAGGTACTATTCAATACAACCACTCAGATAACTCACTGTTATTTGGCACAAATAACGATGAACGCCTCCGCATCACATCGGACGGGAAACTAGGTCTGGGGACTAGTGCGCCTGGCTCTTTGCTACATACCACTGGATCCAGAGACTACACAGGCTCAACCCCTAGCTACAGTTCGTACGACGTCAATTTTCAATCAGGAACTGCATCTTTAGCTATTGGTCAGTCCAATGGAATTCCCACAATCCAAGGGTTTGGGACAGGCACTGGTTACAACCTAGCTTTATGTCCTAACGCAGGCAAAGTAGGGATTGGCACTACGAGTCCTAGCGAAGCCCTTGAAGTGGCGGGCAATGCGATTCTGGACGCTACCGATGCAACACTAAAAATTAAAGCAGGTGTTACTGGAACCACTGGCGCACTCAACTTTACTTTTAACACAGACTCAACTGTTTATGGTGGCGTAGATCTTGCCTACGACACAAGGGCTACCGTTGGCACGCGCTTCTTCTCTGACTATCCAATAACTATTCAGTCTGGCGCGTCAACAAACGCAATTATTTTTAAGCAAGGCAGCACTGACGAGCGCGTTCGCCTCGACAGCTCCGGCAGGTTGTTGGTTGGAGCATCTAATGCATACACAATCGGCACGTCTTCAAGTTGGTCTATTCAAGCAGCAACGGCAGGAATTTCTGCAATAAGACCATCCAATGATACCAACCCGGCAACATTAACTTTAGCTAAAACAAGATCGACATCTCTTGGCTCATTTTCCATTGTTCAAAATAACGATAGTATCGGTATTGTTGATTTTGCTGCTGATGATGGCACGGATTACGCAACTTCGGCGGCAAGAATTACTTGCCAAGTAGACGGCACCCCCGGCGCTAACGACATGCCGGGCAGGCTTGTGCTGTCGGTCACCTTGGACGGTGCCTCCTCGCCCACCGAAGCTCTCCGCATCACCAACGACCGGGTTGTTGCCTACAACCAGCCCGATGTCACCAGTAAGAGCGCCGCCGCAACCCTGACGGTGGCTGAGCTGAAAACCGGCATCATTCAGTACACCGGTGCTGCTGCCACACTCACCCTCCCCACCGGAACCCTTACCGAGGGTGGCTTCAACGGCATCTACACCAACATGACCTTTGAATGGTCTGTGATCAATACGGGC